TTACCCCCTCCCACCAGCCTTCATCCGATCATATTTAGCCTTCAAAAGCTCCGCTGGCGTTGGCCCCTTCTGAACCACTGGCGGGGCCAACGCGCGCCGAACAGGCGGGATTGGCTTCCCGGCCAGTACCCGCTTTTCCCACATATCAAGAATATCGCCAGCCGCATTCTCGAGCTCTTTCAGACTCAACTGGCCATCGATTCCGCGGCGACGCAACTCGAGGCAGATGTGGTAATAAACCGGCTTCGGCCACGGATACTGCTCACTGCTCGGGTACCGGAACACCAGCTTACGCCACTTCCAGTATTCAGCCATTACGTCAGCGGTGGTGATCCCCAGCACGCAGCGCCCTTCCCTACACCACTTGATGAACTGGCCTGGCGAAGGCAGGAATGGGCGTTCCTGACGGCGTACCATGCGCATCCCGGCTTCAACTTGGTCCAGGGTTGTAATACCGTTTTCTTTGAACGTCAACACCCACTGTCGGCGGATCTCGTTCACGTCTTCCTGGCTCCGATTGACCAGGCTGGCAGGGAACGCGGCCGCCAGCTGTACGAATAGCCCGTTGATAATCTGCGCCACCTGCTGCGTTTGTTCGCGTTCGGTGTACTGCTCAGGCATGTTGTGTGCCACACGGCGTGCCTGTTCCCGGTCAAAATCGCGAATGCTCTCGACAATGTTTTTCATTCCAGCACCCCGTCAATCCAGTCGGTGTTATGCAGGTCGATGTTGCCCCGGGAAGGTTTTGCCGTTCCGGTTGCACGCAGCCGCTTGGTAGTGAGCTGATCCCACTGCTTGCGCAGACTCGAAGGGCTCAGGATGTTGTCTTTCCAGAACTCGTCCCGGTTGGCCCACTGGAACAGGTCACAGATTTCGTAGTGAGTACGCTTGTCCTGGACGCGCATCAGCCTGATGGTGTTTGCCCATTCAGCCCAGTTGGGTTCGGATAGCGATGCGTTGACGGTGAGAAGCCTGTCGTAAATCCAGCGAGCGGCCTTGAGGTCGTCAGCGGATCCCCATGATTTACCTGCTGGGGTGTATATCCCGGCGGCAGCTTCTGGATGGCGTGAGAGAAACTTTTGAGTCTTCTGGTTTCGGGATTCGTCAGAATTCCGAGACGAGGATCTTTTAGTATTGTTCTTGTTATAGTCTTGGGTGTCTACCGTTTCCGGGAAGGTTTTTCCCGTTTTCGGTAACACTTTTCCCGATTTCGGGAAGACTTTTCCCGTTTTCGGTTTGTCTAAAATCCAGGCGGAAAGGTCAGTATTTATACCGACCGTTTTCATTACGCCCTGTTTCTGACTGAAGATAATTTTGCGTTCCGCAAGCGTTTTGAGCGCATCAGAAACATGCGAATCACTCAATCCTGTAAGCTCGGCGATCACCGTGTTCGTAACCCGGTCCTGCTTCTTGTTCCAGCCGTAGGTAAGCCAGATCACCGCTTCAAAACATTGCCACTCCCGGCCTGACATTCTCAGACGAGGCTTGAGCTGTTGGATCTCGTTAGCGACCTTGGTATACCCGTTCGACAGGTCGGCCATACGACCTCCCGGTTGTTCGGTTCTGTGGGGGAAATTGATAATTTCAGCTGTGTTTGACATACTTAGCTCCGCAATTACACTCCGTTTTTGCACCTGAAAGTCGGTTCTGTTCGCGCAGACCGGCTTTCGCCTTTTCTGAAGTATTCACATTGCCCCCAGCATGGTTGTGACTATCGCCAACAGCGGCGCCGTAAGGTCCGGATCGACGCGGAACATCTCAAAAATCCCCTCGCCTAACTCCTTCAGTTTTTCCTTCTTCGGTGCATCGAGCATCAGAGCTTGCTTCGCCTCACTCACCTCTTTTTCCAACCTGGCCATGCGGTAGGCAAACGAGTCGTTTTTAACGACACGGTCGCGGTATCGAAGCGGTAAGACAGACATGATCGCGGGCACGAGTTGTTCGACGTTCTTTCGGTACGAAGCGGAGTCTTCTTTGTTGTCGAGCCAGCGGAACAGCTTTACGTTCCAGACATCGGCCTGGCCTGAGAAATCCACACCATCAAGTTGAAGTTCTTCCGCCGCTTCCTGGATTTGAAGCGCAACAGCTACGCGCCCTTCTGCCGCTGCCCACGCCCGGACTGCAGAACAAATATCTCGATGATCAATATCCTGCTCTGCCGATTCGCTTTGATGACACGGGAATATCATTGGATCAGAGGAAGCTCTGCTACTCTGTTGAAATGAAACAGTTTGCATTGTTAAGGCTCCTGTTTAGGTAAACCGTCTGTTGGGTTTGGGTAGAGATCTGGGCGCAACTCATGCGGAGTTACGCCGGTAACCCCATAAATTTGCAAAACTCGATCTGCCGGGACGACGCCCTGATATCGATTTCGCCAATGACTAACAGTCATGGCGCTTACGGTTAGCAGTTGGGCTAAGCGCGTAGCAGTTCCTGCTTTGGTAATTGCTTTATCAATTGCTTTCATAAATAGCTCCTGTAACAACAATGCAATTAAACATATTGTTTATGTTTGTGTCAACATTTTGAATATTGAGCTATTAAACATTTGGTTTAGAATTCGTCCATGAAAGAAAAAACTCATCAGATTAACCACCCACAAGTTCAGCGGCTTAACGAGGTTCTTGAGCTCAAGAAGTTGACCAAATCAGACATGGCCCGTATTTGTGGCGTCAGTGCTCAGTCGGTCAATAACTGGTTCGTACGTGGGACGATTGGTAAAAGCTCAGCGATTAAGCTGGCGGATGCGCTTGGGGTGAGCCTAGAGTGGCTGCTTGGCCAAGATGTTGGCGAGAAAGATGGACTAAAGCCGGACGAACAACGAATGTTGGAACTTTACCGTCAGCTTCCCGAAGAAGAGCAACAGAACATGCTTCGCATCTTCGCGCTTCGCCTGAAAGAGCTGGACGAACTATATGATAAGTATATGAAAGGCCGGATTCGTTCGCAGAATGATTGAGTAATCCTTTCAGCAATGATTCGTAAAGATCTACTATAAGAAATGGCCATAAAGTGGCCTTTTTTTATGCCCCTCGAATAACTAGCACATCCCTTGTACTAAGCGCCCATTCCCCGGACTTCCAGCCTGTACCATTTCGTCGAATTTTTTGCCTCCAAAGAACAAAATTTCACTCTCCATAAGCACCACATAAACATTTTGTTTATTTAAAATTACTCATTTTGTTGACTGCAACTTAAACTTTGTGTTTAATCTAACTCACCAAGACGCACTACGAACCACCAAGGCAGGACGCCCACGAAGTAGCCGCCGACGGCATACGAATGGTCGGATGAGGTGGAGAGATTAACGCGCATCAGGTGTAAACGTTCCGCTGGCCGGCGATAAGGCAAACGAGGGTGAGAATGATTGATTTCGCACGCAAACCAGGACGGCAGCAGGCCGTAAAGCTGAACTTCTTCGAGGTGATTCTTCGCCGCTTATGCTACCTGCTGGCGCAAAAGGGGAATCCAGATGTGTAACTCAACGAAATGCGGGTACTGCGGCAAGCCGGTTGAACCGGGGGAAGTAGTTAAAAGTACCCTTCTCTATCGCAACGGCGCACAGCTGGCGCGCAAAGAAAAAGAATACTGCTCTGAACGTTGTGCTTCGTACGACCAGATGGCCCACGAAAGCTAACGTAAAAGCCGCGCAAGGCGGCCCGTACGTCCGGTGCTCCCGACCAAAGTTACACCGGAAAACTACTTAAAAAACCAAAGTTCACCCATGGGCGCTATCTCTGGCCCGGGGATCTTACATCCAAAAAAGAGGATCTCACATGGAATTTTTCTATGTAGTGAAGGCTACGCAGAAATCTGGCAAAGAAGATGCAGTGATTTGGTTCACTGCGAAATCAGAAGCCCGTGCAAACCTGCAGCTCGATGTTGAGTTGGAAGATGCTGGTATTGAAACCGGCCGCGGTAAGGATTACGCCAAACCTGTTCGCACCGATTTCCCAGTCTTCGACGACCTCCCGGAAGAAAGCACCGTGGATTACACCTGGTGCAAACGCTACGAACTGCAGGACGATGGACGCACCTGGCTGCCAAAGGCTGGTGCTGAGTCTACTGGGGTCGTGGACAAAACTGCCGCACCGGAGCCGACTGTTAAAGTCGAAACTACCGTGGAGAGTGTCCCGCTTGAAAACCGCACTCCAGCGGTCCGTTTTGCCGTCCACCTGACCAACGACAAATACCAGTCACACATCAGTAAAGAGCAGCAGCTGGCTGCCAGCGAAATGTCACTGGATGAAGGCAACACCTATCTCCAGAACCTGCTGCAGGCGAAGAACGACATCCCTGAAATTGCCGAACTGAGCCTGAACGCTGAGTGGAAACTGGTTCAGGCTATTAAGCAGGTATTCGCGCCAGATGAAGAGCACGAAGTAAAGCTGCTTACTGCTTTCATGGCCGACTGGTTGAGAGTAGATACCGACGACCGCAATCAGTTAGTGGAAGAGTGGAGAGGCGGAAAGCTTTCTCTGCTCAAATCAGAAAGCACCAGCAACGCCGGTGTTACAACCGGTCAGGATCCAGAACCTGAAAACGGTATTCAGATTGACGAGAATGATGACGAAACCACACGTTATCCAGTCGTTCGTATGCCGTTCCGCAAGCAGCTACTCGCCCAGTTCACCGGTGAAGAACTGCGCCACCACTTAACCCGCGAAGAATACGAAGGTATCAGCGCGCTGGAGATGGACACTGACAACAGCTATGTCCAGAACCTGCTGCTGGCGGCAGAAAACTGCGAAGAGGTGAAGGGTTACGATACCAAAGACCTTTGGCGCTATACCGACGCTATTCGCAAGGTGTTCAGCCAGGAGAAGCGCCACGAACTCGCTTTGGTTCTCCGTTTTACCCGAATCTGGGCGGCGACCGATTACATTGACCGCGGCATTCTGGTTCGCGAATGGGCTGCCGGAAACCGCATCAGTAATGTTCAGCGCACTAATTCTGGGACCAATGCAGACGGTGGCTATGTAACGGATCGCGGCGAAGGCGCGCATCACACTCTGGATACCCTCGATCTGGAGATCGCATGTGCCCTACTGCCTATGGACTTCCACCACTTCGAAATTCCTTCGAGCGTGTTACGACGTGCCAAAGAAATCGTGGCGAAGAAAGAAGAACCATGGAAATCATGGAGCGCCATCCTGCGTAATCAGCCCGGCATACTGGCGGTGAACCGTGCAGCAATCTTCAATCTGATCCGCATAGCGCCGGAAAACATCCACCACACGCCAGCGGCTCATCTTGAGTTTGTTAATAAAACCATGACGGCTGAGTTTATCTCTGCTGTGGAGTTACTGCCGTTGCCTACTCCTATAGTTGAGACTGAAGCCCCAGTTGAACAACCGCAGGTTGAAAATCTCGGTAGCGGCGTGTTCTCCATCGATGGCCTGATGGGTGGAAATAACAATCCGGGCATCAATACCACCTCAAATGAAGTCATAAAAACGGAAAACGCAGCGGAGACCACCAGCGATGTGCAGATGGAAACGGCTAAGCCAGAGAAAGACGAAGATGTTGGTTCGGTACCACCGGGCGAAAGCACTGATGCAGCTAATTCGCAGACAGATTCCGTAGCGTTGGAAGAACAGCAAGCAGAACCGGTAATTGAATACCCGGCTTACTTCGAGCCTGGCCGCTACGAAGGCCTACCGAATGACGTTTATCACGCAGCAAACGGTATTAGCTCAACCCAGGTGAAAGATGCCCGCGTCAGCCTGATGTACTTCAACGCACGCCATGTGGCTAAAACCATCCCGCGCACAACATCCAAAGTGCTGGACATGGGGAACCTGGTGCATGCCCTTGCATTGCAGCCGGAAAACCTCGAAGCAGAGTTCAGCGTAGAACCTGAGATCCCGGAGGGTGCTTTCACCACCACCGCAACTCTGCGCGAGTTCATCGAAGCGTACAACGCCAGCCTGCCGGCGCTGCTAAGCGCTGACGAGACTAAAGGGTTGCTTGAAGAACATAACGCGTCCCTTCCCGCTCCAGTGCCGCTTGGCGCCAGCCTGGAAGAAACGGCTCAAAGCTATATGGCTCTCCCTGCTGAGTACCAGCGTATTGAAGAAGGCCAGAAGCAAACAGCAACGGCAATGAAGGCATGCATTAAAGAGTACAACGCGACTCTGCCCGTGCCAGTTAAAACCAGCGGCAGCCGTGATGCGTTACTCGAGCAATTAGCGATCATCAATCCTGATCTGGTCGCACAGGAAGCGCAGAAACCGACGCCGCTGAAAGTCTCCGGCAGCAAAACAGACATGATCCAGGCGGTTAAATCAGTTAAGCCCGATGCCGTGTTCGCAGACGAGCTGCTGGATGCCTGGCGCGACAACCCTGGCGATAAGATTCTGGTTACCCGCCAGCAGCTGGCAACAGCGCGCGCAATTCAGTCAGCACTACTGGCGCACCCGACTGCAGGCATGCTGCTGACACATCCAAGCCGCGCCGTAGAAGTGAGCTACTTCGGTTTCGACGATGAAACCGGATTAGAAGTGCGTGTACGCCCTGACCTCGAGATCGAACTGGACGGCGTGCGCATCGGTGCGGACCTGAAAACCATCAGCATGTGGAACGTGAAGCAAGAAAGCCTACGCGCCAGGCTGCACCGGGAAATTATTGACCGGGACTACCACCTCAGCGCGGCAATGTATTGCGAGACCGCGGCGCTGGACCAGTTCTTCTGGATTTTCGTCAACAAAGACGAGAACTATCACTGGATCGCCATCATTGAGGCATCCACCGAACTGCTGGAATTGGGCATGCTCGAGTACCGCAAAACAATGCGCGCCATCGCAACCGGCTTCGACACGGGCGAATGGCCAGCGCCGATCACTACCGATTACACCGATGAACTGAACGACTTCGACCTGCGCCGCCTCGAAGCGCTGCGCGCTCAGGCTTAAGGGGGGATTTATGCATAACACTAACGTTACCGTTGCTGACCAGAACACCGTTATTAACTCCAATGTGGCTTTGTTTGATTCCCAGTATCTGAACGCCATCAGTACATTTGCGCAGATCATGGCGCAGGGCACTGCCACCGTTCCTAAACACCTGCAGGGCAACCAGGCCGATTGCATGGCAGTTGCGATGCAAGCGGCACAGTGGCAGATGAATCCCTTTGCCGTGGCGCAGAAAACGCACCTGATTAACGGTGTGCTCGGGTATGAAGCGCAACTGGTTAATGCCGTCATTTCACGAAGCGGCGTGCTGGCCAGTCGCTTTGAATATGAATGGTACGGACCATGGGAAAAGGTTGTTGGGAAATTCCATATCCGTAAGGGCGACAAAGGCGAGTACCGCGTCCCGGGCTGGACCCTGGCTGACGAGGCTGGAATCGGCATCATTATCCGCGCAACGCTTAAAGGTGAAGATCAGCCGAGAGAACTCGATTTGCTGCTGGCGCAAGCCCGAACCCGAAACTCTACCCTTTGGGCTGATGACCCTCGCCAGCAGTTGGCGTACCTGGCCGTCAAACGCTGGGCGAGACTGTTCTGCCCGGATGTGATTATGGGGGTTTACACCCCGGATGAGCTCGATGATCGCCGTGAAGAACGAGAGGTAAATCCCGCACCGGCGCAGCACGTAAGCCTTGCAGACATTTCAGGTGACAACGTCACTACGACTCAAACGGCTCAGGAATCAGCTCAAAACATCGATGCACTTGCTGATGATTTCCGTGATCGCATCGAGGCGGCTCAGGATGTGGATAGCGCTAAAGCTCTGCGCGCAGATATTGAAACCGTGAAAGCAACGCTGGGTTCTGCCCTGTTCACTGAGCTGAAAAATAAGGCTGTGAAGCGTTATTACCTGGTTGATGCACGGAACAAAGTCGAAGCAGCCATTAATTCCTTGCCGCCTTCAGATGAGCCCGATGCTGCTGCTCGGTTCGCAGAAGTTGAGCGCGTTCTTGCATCGTCCAAACGACATCTGGGCGACGAGCTGCATGGTCAGTTCAGCATCACCCTGGCGGATATGAAACCGGAATACGTGGACTAACGAGATCGGGAGGGGAAACCCTCCCTCAAGGAGAAGAAATGCGACTGATTAATCGAGGCAGTAAGCAATCCCCTTTAGCTCGCCAGGCATGTGAAATCGCACTCGCAGCCCACCAGCAAAGATATGGTGACTATGGGCGCAGCAAGATGAAAGAGACATATACAGTGAAAGTGGAAGGCGTGAAGGTCTGGGTTGAAGTGGTCAACTGCAAGGCAAGCTACGTGGCCACAGCAATGACCGGCATGCGCCGACTGCGTTCCCTGCCCGGCCAGGCAAACTGAAACTGAAATATCAACGACTACAGACCGGCATATCTATACTCATGCCGGTTACCTGAGGTGAACCATGTCGCAGGTAATTTTTAACGAAGAATGGGTTGTTGGCGCAAGGCTCACAGAAAAAACAGGCCTGACCGAACGACAGATTGAGAAGTATCGTCAGGGCTGTTGGGTGGAAGGTGTCCATTTTAAACGGGTATCCCCATCTGGAGAAAAAACCTTGCGTGGTACAACCTGGTACAACTATCCGAGAATTAATCAGTTAATAAGGGATGCGTAAGATGGCAGCTTTGCCTACAGGTGTCGAAATCAGAAACAATAAGATTTGTATCTGGTTTATGTACCGGGGAAAGCGTTGCCGCGAAATTCTCAAAGGTTGGATTAACACCCCGGCGAACATCAAAAAAGCCGGGAATCTTCGGGCTGTGATCGTTAGTGAGATCAACCTTGGAGAGTTTGATTACCACCAGCGCTTTCCTTCATCGTCCAGAGCAAAAAAAACCGTAACCACTGTTTCAGTTCAAACCTTTTCAGAACTGTGTGAACTATGGACAAGCATTAAAGAAACCGAAATTAGCGCGAACACGATGCGTAAGACTCGCTCACAACTCGGTACGTTAATGCACATCATTAACGGAGATACGCCTGTTTCAACTATACGCCACAGCGACATTCTTAAATACAGAAAGGAGCTGTTGAACGGTGAGACACTTTACCTGGCAAATCCGAGAAGTAACAAACAGGGACGCACTGTGCGTACCGTGAACAACTATATATCGCTTCTGTGCTCCCTTCTTCGGTTTGCACACAAATCTGGCTTTATCAGTGGCAAACCCTTTGAAGGGATCAAGAAACTACACAAAGGGAAAGTAAAACCGGATCCTTTAACGAAGCAGGAGTTTAGTTTGCTTGCGGAATCCGAGCGTGGCCAAAGCCTCAATATGTGGACGTTCGCAGTTTATACTGGTGTCCGTCATGGAGAGCTTGCAGCTCTTGCCTGGGAAGATATCGACTGGGAAAAAGGTACGGCTCATATACAGCGCAACCTTAATGCGCTAGGAATGTTCGTCCCACCCAAAACCGATGCAGGTGATCGAGTTATCACGCTATTAGAGCCAGCACTAGAGGCCTTGAAGGCACAGCGTACGCTGACTTCGTTACAGCCCAAAACCGAGATTGTTTTTCATCACCGTGAGTATGGTGCGATGGAATATCAAAACCTGCGATTTGTTTTCATGCCCAGGATGCGCAAGGGCATACAGAAGGCCTACTACTCTTTATCGAGTATCGGCTCCAGATTTAACGCAGCTGTAAAACGTGCTGGTATTCGCCGCCGGAATCCGTACCATACGCGGCATACTTTTGCCTGCTGGCTTTTATCTGCCGGCGCTAACCCGTCTTTCATAGCCAGCCAGATGGGGCATGAAAACGCGCAAATGGTTTATGAAGTCTACGGTGCGTGGATTGAAGAAATGAATGGCGAACAGGTGCTGATGCTTAACGATAAGCTGGCACGCTGA